GGGCGACCGTCGATGCCTTCGACCGGATGGAGCTGCAGGCGCGCCGGCGCGATCCGGAGGGGCCCGCGCTGTTCACCGTCGCCCAGGTCGAGGCGGGCCGGGTCTATGCCGCGCTGGCCGAGCGGGTGGACGCGGCGGGCGTCAAGTGCTCCTCGATCGAGGGTCAGACGAAGGCGGGCGACGGCTCGGGTTCGTGGATCGATGCGGTGATCCACGACATCCAGCGCTACCGCCGAATGCTGTGTGCGATCGGCGACGAGGTGGTGCTCGCGCCCCAACGGCGCCGGGCGGATGATCCGCGCCGCACCATCCGCGCGCGCCAGCTGGTCGATGCGGTGTGCATTGAAGGCAAGACCCTGAAAGAGTTGCGGGAAGCCTTCGGATGGTCGAGCACACAAGGCTCGCGTGGCCCCCTCAGAGAGGCGCTGTGCGGGGCGCTGGATCGCCTTTATGCCCTCTGACAGCAAAAAGGGGCTTTTCCACTAAGCCCACCGGATGTAGCCCTTAGGGCATCATCACCAAGTGCGCCCGGCGGGACCCGAGACCCGACCGGGCGTTTCCTTTTCCGAACATCGCGAGGCGGGCCGATGGGTCGACTGAAGCAGCTGGGCCAGCCGCTCCGGTCCTTGGCGCCGCGCCTGTCCTACATTGAGCGTCCGAGCGAGAGCCGGGAGCGCGACGCGCGCCATGCCTGGCGCAGCTGGTACAAGACGGCGCGCTGGCAGGCGCTGCGCTGGGAGGTCCTCCTCGAAGCGGCCTTCACCTGCGTCCGGTGCCAGCGGGTCGAGGGCGACACGGCGCTGCTGGTCGCGGACCACAAGGTGCCGCATCGCGGTGTCGCCGCGCTCTTCTGGGATCGCCAGAACCTGCAGTGCTTGTGCAAACGCTGCCACGACAGCGCCAAACAGCGCGAGGAACGAGGCGGTTTGGCCTGATCCGCGTCAAAACCGGCGAAGGGGAGGGGGGTGTCGAAACCTGAGAGGCCGCTCGGCTCTAGACCGGCCCTCGTACTCATGCGGAGATTTTTTTCGTGGCTGATGAGATTTTCGACCTGTTCGGCAATCCCGTCCGGCCGGGTAAGGGCCAGCGCGGTCGGCCGCCCTACGAGGCCACCGAAAAAGATCGCAACAAAGTCAAACTGTTGCTGGCGCTGGGATGGTCGAACACCCGTGTGGCGGCGGCGATCCCGGTCTCCGAGGCGACGCTGAAGCGGTATTTTAGAGCCGAGCTGAAGGAGCGCGACCAGATGCGCGACCGCCTCGATGCCCGGCGCTTCGAGATCGTCATGGAGCAGGCCAATGCCGGCAACGTCGGCGCACTGAAGGAGCTGACCAAGATGCTCGAGCGGTCCGACCTGATGCGCGCGGGCCAGCGGATGGAAAAGCCCGCCGGCGGCCAGGCCAAGACGAAGGTCGAGCGGCTGGGCAAGAAGGAGCAGGCGCAGCTCGATGCCGAAGCCGCGGGTGCGGGCGATGACGATGAATGGGGAAGCGACCTGCAGTTCCCCGGCATGGTGAACTGACGCCGCCATGGCGCAGCGCATCGGCGACGCCTGGGATACCGCGATCCCGGACTGGGAACAGCGGATCCGCAACCGCGAGAGCCTGATCCCGGATCTGCCGCTGTTCGACGCGGTGGCGCAGAAGGCCCTGCGGATATTCAAACGACTGCGGGTGCCCGACATCATCGGCACCCCGACCTATGGCGAAGCCTGCGAGCAGTGGGTGTTCGACCTGGTCGCGGCGATCTTCGGCAGCTACGATCCCGAGACAAAAAGGCGGGCCCTGCGGGAGTTCTTCCTGCTGATCCCGAAGAAGAACGGGAAGTCGTCGATCGCCGCGGCCATCATCGTCACGGCCGCGATCATGAACGAGCGGCCCGAGGCTGAGCTGCTCTTGATCGCGCCGACCAAGACCATCGCCGAGATCGCCTTCAAGCAGGCGAAGGGGATCATCCGCCTCGACGCGGCGCTGGCCAAGACGTTCCACGTGCGCGATCACCTGCGCAAGATCGTCCACCGGGTGAGCCGCGCCGAGATCGCCGTGAAGGCGGCGGACACGGATGCGATCACCGGCGGCAAGGCCACGTTCACGCTGATCGACGAGACGCACGAGTTTGCGAAGAAGTCGAGCGCGGCGGCGGTGTTCGTCGAGATCCGGGGCGCGCTGGCCGCGCGGCCCGACGGGTTCCTGATGCAGATCACGACCCAGTCGAAGGAGCCGCCGGCCGGCGTCTTCAAGCAGGAGCTCGACAAGGCCCGCGCCGTGCGCGACGGCGATCTTCGCCTGCCGCTGCTGGCGGTGCTCTACGAGCTGCCCGAAAGCATGGCGACGAAGGGCGGCTGGAAGAAGCCCGCGACCTGGGGGCTGGTGAACCCGAACCTCGGCGTCTCCGTCGATCCACAGTTCCTGGCGGACCAGCTCCTGGTGGCCGAACGCGACGGCCCGGCCGCCATGGCGCTTCTCGCCTCGCAGCACTTCAACGTCGAGGTGGGCGTCGGGCTCAGGACCGACAGCTGGATCGGCGCACGGCACTGGGAGGGTGCGGGTGAGGCGGGCCTGACGCTCGACGAGCTGATCGCGCGCAGCGAGGTCGCGGTGGCGGGCGTCGATGGCGGCGGCCTCGACGATCTTCTCGGCCTCGCGGTGATCGGCCGCGATCGCGAGACCAAGCGCTGGCTGCACTGGGCGCATGCCTGGGCCCATCCCGAGGTGCTCGAGCTGCGCAAGGAGATCGCGCCGCGACTGCACGACTTCGCGACGGCCGGGGACCTGACCATCCTGACGGGCGAGGATCCGACGCAGGATGTCGTCGAGGTCGGGGACTACGTGGAGCGGCTGTTCAAGGCGGACCTGCTGCCCGACAGCGGCGCGGTGGGCCTCGACCCGGCAGGGATCTCGGCGATCGTCGATGAGCTCGTGGGACGCGGTCTTGATGACGATCTGCTGCTGGCCATTCCGCAGGGCTACCGGCTGTCCCCGGCGATCTGGGGGATGGAGCGAAAGCTGAAGAATGGAACGCTCCGGCACGGACGCCAGCCCATGATGGACTGGGTCCTCGGAAACGCGAAAACCGAACAGAGAGGCAATGCCGTGATCATCACCAAGGAAACCGCGGGCAAGGCGAAGATCGATCCGCTGATCGCGTCGCTGAACGCGTTCCTGCTGATGGCGCGCAATCCCGTCGCGGCCGTGTCGCAGATCACCATCCCGGCCGATTACAGGGTGGCGTGATGGGGCTGTTCTCCATGTTCGGTGGCGGGGCCGTGGCGCAGGCGAGCGCCTCGGCGTCGGGTACGCGCGATCCGGGCGACGACTTCTGGTATGGGCGCGTCGGCAAGCCCTCGGCCGCGGGCGTGAAGGTCACGATCGAGAGCGCCCGCACCGTTCCCGTCGTGCGCGGCTGCCTGCAGGTGCTCAGCGAAACGGTGGCGGGCCTATCCTTCTCGGTCTTCGAGCGGGATGCGGGCGACCAGCGCCGGAAGCGCGCGGGCCACCCGGTGGCGCGGCTGCTGGCCAACCCGAACCCGCGCGAGACCTCCTACGAGTTCTTCGCCAACCTGGTCGACGACCTGGCCTCGCATGGCCGCTTCCTGGCGGAGCGCCAAAGCTGGGGCCGTGAAGAGCGGCTGTGGCGGATTTCGCCGGATCACTTCCAGGTCGAGATGCTGTCGGATCGCAGCCTGCGGTTTCGCGTCACCGAACCGGGGCGCGGGGAGCGCGTGCTGCTCGACGAGGATGCCTGGTACATCCCGCTGCCCCCCGTCCAGAACGGGATGATGGGACGCTCGCCGATCCTGCAGGACGGCGTCGAGGCGATCGGCGCGGCGCTGGCCCTGCAGCGCTATGCCAACAGCTTCTTTGCGAACGACGCGACGCCGCCCGTGATCTTCACACACAAGGGCAACTTCGCCGACCAGGCCTCGAAGGAGAATTTTCTCTCCGCCTGGCAGCGCTTCTTCGGCGGCCGCAACCGGCACAAGCCGGGGATCCTCGAGTACGGGATGGGAGCACAGCAGCTCGCGCATTCGAACGAGCAGGCGCAGTTCCTCGAAACCCGCAAGGAGCTCTGGCTCGACGTCAGCCGGTTGTGGCGCATTCCGCCGCACAAGCTCGGGATCCTCGACAAGGCGACGTTCTCGAACATCGAGCACCAGAGCCTCGAGTTCGTGACCGACACGCTCGGGCCCTGGCTCGAGCTGATCGAGCGCAGCGTCAACAAGTGGTTCCTTGACGGGGCGCGCGAGTATTTCGAGTTCAACGTGGCGAGCCTGCTGCGCGGCGACATCAAGACCCGCTTCGAGGCTTATGCCATCGCCCGGCAGTGGGGCTGGCTCAGCGTCAACGAGATCCGCCGCCTCGAGAACCAGAACGGCATCGGCCGTGGCGGCGACCGGTTCATCGAGCCGCTCAACATGGTGCCGGTCGGAGACGCCGGACAAAAGGAAGGCACCTCCCGCGCCATTGCGTTTCTGCGCGAGAGCGTCGAGGCGGGAGATGCCCATCGGAACATGAAGGTGGTGACCAATGTCGCATGAAATCGAACGACTGATCCGCATGGCCGGCACGGGCTGCTGGTTCATCGATCCGGCCAAGGCGGAACAGATCGTCGCCGCCGTCGCGCTGCGGGTTGCGGCCGGGCCGCGCTCCGAGCCCGCCTTTCCCGATCGCCAGCCCATGGCGCTGTCGAGCGACAGCCGCAGCGGCGCCCGCCTCGTCCGGGTGCTGCGCCTGCACGGCACGATCATGCCGCGCGGCAACATGCTCTCCGACATGTCGGGGGCGGTCTCGCTCGAGCGGTTCCAGGAGGCGTTCCGCGCTGCCGCCTCGGACCCCGAAACCTCGGCGATCCTACTCGACATCGACAGCCCCGGCGGGCGGGTGGAACTCGTGCAGGAGACGGTGGCCATGATCCGGGCGGCGTCCCGGCCCGACCGCCCGATCGTCGCGGTGGCGAACACCCTGGCCGCCTCGGCCGCCTACTGGATCGCCAGCGCCTGCGACGAGATCGTGGTGACGCCGTCGGGCTATGTCGGCTCGATCGGCGTCTACATGATGCACCAGGAGGTGAGCGAGCGGATGAAGCGCGAGGGCATCTCCGCGAGCGTCATCTTCGAAGGGGCCCGCAAGGTCGAGACCAATCCCTTCGGCCCCCTCGACGATGCCGCCCGCGCCGCGCTGCAGGCTGACGTGAAGCACAATTACGACCAGTTCACGAGCGACGTGGCCAAGGGGCGCGGCGTTCCGGTGAGCGTCGTGCGCGCCGATCCCGAGACGGCCGAGAAGCACTTCGGCGGCGGCCGGGCCTACTGGGCCAGCGAGGCCGTGCGGCTTGGCATGGCCGATCGGGTGGCCACGCTCGACGACACGCTGGCCCGGCTGATGCGGCCCGCACGGGCGGGCAGCCGCCGCGCCTCCCTCGAGCGCCGGAGACTGGCGCTCCTCTGACCCTTTCCACCCACGACCAGACGGTCACCGACGCGGCGCGCACCGGGCGCACCGCGCTGGCATGGCGTGTTCACCCCGGTGCTAGAGAAGGAAATGCCATGAAAAAGTTGGCGGAACTGAAGAAGCGACTGGCCGACCTCAAGGCATCGGGCCTGTCGATCCTCGAGGCGGCGGATGCCGAAGGCCGCGATCTCAATGCCGAGGAGGAAACGCGCTACGACGGCATTAAGGCCGACATCGACGAAGTGAGCGGCCAGATCGCCCGCACCGAGCGGCTCGCCGAAGAGCGCCGCTCGATGGATGCGATCCAGACCGCGGGCGCGGGCCTCTATGACGTCCATGAACCCGACCCCAAGGCCACCGGCGGCTTCAAGGGCATGGCGGAGTTCGCCTGCGCCGTGAAGAGCGCCAGCCGCCAGAGCGGCATGGTCGATCCGCGCCTGATGGCGGCAAACCCCTCCAGCGTGCACCAGGGCGGCGCGGCCTCGGGCGAGGGTTTCGAGGTTCCGGTCCAGTTCCGCGAGAGCATCTTCGAGGTGGTAGCGGAGCTCGACGAGTTCGGCCCGCTGGTGGACGAGGAGCCGACCGACAAGCGCAAGGTCGAGGGCATCGCCGACGAGACCACGCCTTGGGGCGCCGGCGGCGTGACGGCGCGCTGGCGCAACGAGGGGGCGCAGATGACGCCCTCGAAGCTCGCGACCGAGCCGCGTAGCATCGTGCTGCACGAGCTCTACGCCTTTGTGCTGGCGACCGAGGAGCTGCTCGAGGATGCGCCGCGTCTCAACGCGCGGCTGACCAAGAAGGCCGGCCAGGCGATCGCCTGGAAGCGCAACAACGCGATGGTCTATGGCACCGGTGCGGGCCAGCCGATGGGCTGGATCAACTCGCCGGCGCTGGTGACCGTGCCGAAGGGCGATACCCAGGCGGCCGACACGATCATCGCCGAGAACGTGCTGGCGATGTTCTCACGGCTGTTGCGGATCCCCGGCGACAAGCCGTTCTGGCTGGCCAACTCCGACACGCTGCCGCAACTGATGACGATGACCGTGGGCGACCGTCCGATCTGGATGCCGCCCAACGGCCTCGCGGACGCGCCCGGCGGCATGCTGCTCGGCCTGCCGGTCATGCTGTCGGAGCATGCGCGCACCCTGGGCGACAAGGGCGACCTGCAGCTGATCTCGCCCAAGGGCTACTACGCGCTGAAGCGCGAGAGCGGCCCGAAGTTCGCCCAGTCGATGCATCTCTACTTCGACTACGCGATCGAGGCCTTCCGCTGGACCTTCCGCTTCGGCGGCCAGCCCCACCTGTCGAAGCCGGTCGACCCGGCGAACGGCGCGGCGACGAAGTCGCACTTCGTGGCGCTGGCTGAGCGCGCGTAACGCCTGAAACGCGCCTGCGGCGCCGCCATGAGCAGCGCCGCTTCCCCTCTCTGCTGAAGGAGCATTCACATGACGCAGAAAACCATCGCCCTGGCTTCCGCCGTGGGCCTTCTCGCCTCGATCGACCCGGATGCCTACGCCGCGGGCACCGTCACCACCGGCTGGATCAGCGCCGCGAACTGGCAGGACTTCATGGCCGTCATCGCGGCCGGAGAGCTCGGGCTTGGCGCCACGCTCGATGCGAAGATCGAGCAGGCCTCCGACAGTGCCGGCACCGGCGCGAAGGACGTCACGGGGGCGGCCATCACCCAGCTGACGGAAGCCGGCCTCGACAGCAACAGCCAGGCGGTCATTGCGCTGTCTTCCGACGATCTCGACATTGCCAACGGCTTCAACCATTTCCGCCTGTCGATCACAGTCGGCACCGCCACCTCCGATGCCGGCGGCATGGTCTTCGGGGGCACCTGCCGCTACGGGCCCGCCGCCGATTACGACGCACCGAGCGTGAGCGAGATCGTCATTCTCTGATCCCGCGACCCGGGCGCCTACCGGCGCTCGGGCCACCCCCTCTTCCACAGGAGAAGCCGCCATGGCTCGCAAGACGAAAACCACGCCGGACGAGGCAGCCGCCGACGCGATCGAGGACGCTGCCACCGATGGGACCGCAGCCGACACCGATCCCGCCGCCGCAGCCGACGCCGATAAGGGTACCGCCACCGACGACGCGACGGCGGCCACCGAGGGCACCGCAGCCGGCTCCGATCCCGCCGTCGCAGCTGGCGCCGATGAGGGCACCGGCGTCGACGACGCGACGGCGGCCACCGACGGGACCGAGGTCGATCGGGCGAACCCGCGGCCCCCGGCCGAGGGGGAGGGTGATGCCCAGCCGGGCGAGGCGAATGTGTCCAGCTCCAGTCCTGATTCATCTGCACCCGCCCCGAGCACCAACGATCCTTCGCAAGGGGACGCAGACCAGGCGCACGCCTTGGTGCCCGAGGGCCATGTCGCGATCGTCTTCCAGCGCGACCATGTGATCGACGACGGCCTGCAGGGGACGCCGCGCGAGACGCGCTTCGAGAAGGGCGCGCGCCATGTGATGTCGCGAGCCTCCGCGCGCCACTTCACGTCTCGCGGCATCGCGGTCGAGATCTGAGCCGGGCCGATGTCGCTGATCACCGTCCAGGACCCGATCGAGGAGCCGGTCTCGCTCGAGCGGGTGAAGGAGCATTGCGGCGTCGATGCCCCTGACCACGATGCCCTCCTGGGCGACTACATCGCGGCCGCACGCCGTGAGGTCGAGGCGTTCACGCGTCGCCGGCTTGTCACGCAGGTGGTCGAGTACCGTGTCTCTTCCCTGGCGCCCGGCATCCGGCTGCCCCTGGCGCCGGTCCAGAGTGTCGATGCGATCGACTACCTTGCGATGGACGGCTCGGCGCAGTCGCTCACCGCCGGCAACTGGCGCCTGACTGGTAATGCTTCGGCGCCCTGCGTGATGCCGCCTGTTCTCGCGACCTGGCCTTCGGCGCTCTGCGCGCCGGAGAGCGTGACGATCAGGATGACGGCTGGCTATGGCGGCGCTGCGGACGTCCCTGCCGACCTGAAGGTCGCGGTGCTGCTACTGGCGGCGCACTACTACGGCAATCGGGGCGACGACGCTCAGGCGCCGGAGATGCCGCCGCACGCGCAGTCGATCCTGCAGCGGCACGTGTTCTGGGTCTGAGCTGACCCTTCCTTTCAGACCCTCGCTGATGACGCGCTGAACCCGCCGCCCAAGCGGCGGCGCGCCCGACCCTCAAGGAGAGCATCATGAAATATACCGTCCACACCCGCCACTTCGCTGCCGGTCGCTTCTGGAACAAGGGCGACGAGCGCGAGGCCGATCCGGTCGAGGTCGCGCCGCAGGTGCAGCGCGGCGTCCTCGAACCGGTCAAGGCGGCGGCCGAGCCCGAGCCCCAAGCCGAACCTGAGCCCGAGCCTGAGGCCAAGGCCGAATCCAAGGCCAAGGGCGGCCGCAAATCAGGCGCCGCCGTCGAATGATGCGCGCGGGCCGCCTCGATCGTCGCATCCAGTTCCGCCGCGCACAGGCCTCCGATAACGGCCTCACCTCCGCGCCGGCATGGAGCACGGCCACGCCGGAGGCCGATAACCTCGGCACGCCCATCTGGGCGGCCAAGCACGACATCAGCGACAGCGAGCGGTTCCGCGCGGGCGAGGCGGCGGCCAGCATCACCACCCGCTTCACCGTCCGCTGGTCCAGCTTCACGCGCTCGATCACCCCCGTCGACCGGCTGATCTGCGAGGGCACAGTCTACGAGATCACCGGCATCAAGGAAGGCCCTGGCCGCCGCGAGTGGCTGGAGATCACCTGCTCCGCTCGGAGCGACTGACGTTCACACTGAGGAGATCCCATCATGGGCACGATCGCTTCCACCGACCTGCGACCGGGCGGCGCCCGTCCGCTGACCGAGACCACCCTGACCGCATCCGATACGTTCACCTATGAACCGATCGGCCGGCAGGTCCTCTCCCTGCGCAACCCGACCGCCGGCGCGCTCTCGCCCGTCATCGACGGCGACGGTGCGACCACCGTGCGCGCCCCGGGCGCCCCTGCCTTCGACATCAGCGCGGGCTACGCCGTCGGCTCGATCGCGGCCGGCGCGGCCGTGGCCATCCCGCTCGACAGCATCTCGGCCTACCTGGCCGGCACGATCACGATCACCGGCGGCTCGGGTCTGGTCGCCACGCTGCTGCGGAGCTGATCCGGCGTGTCGCTCACGGTGAAGGTGGAGGGGTTGCGCGAGCTGGAGCGCAACCTCGGGCGGCTGACAAAGGCGGCAGGCAAGGGGGCGCTGCGGCGGGCGGGCACCAAGGCCCTCGGGCCTATGGCGGAACTTGCGGCATCGCTTGCACCGGATGACCCGGCTACCCCGCCGATCGATCTAGGCACCTCAATCGCGGTGAGCACCCGCCTCGACAAGCGGCTCCGCAAGCCGGAACCCCCGGCCCTCGTGGAGCTCTACATGGGGCCGACCAAGCCGGGTTATCCGCAGGCGATCATGCAGGAATTCGGGACGATCCATCACGCGCCCCAGCCGTACATGCGTCCCGCTTGGGATCAGGACAAGGACGCGTTGCTCACCCGTGTCGGCATCGAACTGCGCAAGGAAATCGACAAGTCGGTGCAGCGGGCGATCCGCAAGCAGGCGCGGCAGGCGGCGCAACGGTAACCATGAAGGAAGAACAATGACACCCGATGACTTCATGAAAGCCGTCTGCGCTTTGGCGCGAGAGAACGGCTTTGGCGTCACCAAGCTGCATTTCGTCTCGCCGGGTGTGAACGGTGCCGTGGCAAATCACGAATACGGCCCGTTCGGCGAAAGGCATGCCTCCTCGAAGCAGGCGGCGGATCACGTGGTGGGAACGCTCAGCCTCCGCGTGGACACCGGCGAGCTCGATGAGGTGACGCGGAAGGCCGAGCGCCTCGCGGAAACGCTCGATCGCGTCCAGGCCGGCCTTTCCAGCCTGACCGGCCCTGTCAGCTGACATGTCGATGGAAAGGCAGCTTCGGGCGCTGCTGGAGGCCGACCCGGCCATCGCGGCGATCACCCCCCACATCAACTGGGGCGCGCACCCGCAGGGCCTGCCCTGGCCGGGCGCGGTGCTGACCGTCATCAGCGACACCCAGGGCTACACGCTCGACGGCCCTGATGGGCTGTCGGCGATCCGCGTGCAGATCC